TGCGAGCCAGTCGTCGGGGATTTCCTGCGTACGCTGGATGATCAGGTTGCCAGTGCTGGCGTCCTCGTCGAATGCAACGAGGGTGTCGAGAAGCTGAGGCTCCTCGTAGAAAGTGTCTGCGGACATATTCTCTTTGAAAAAAAAGGGGCTCCAAATCCCCATACGGAAGAGATGGAGCCCCAAGGTTGGCTTAGAAGCCGGTCGCGGCTTCGACGACCATGGCCGAAGCGAAGAAGTTCTTGTGCTTGAGCGAGAACTCGCCCAGCAGCATAGCCTTCGTGCTGTCGCCGGTCTTGGCGAGGTTCTTACGCTCCCACGGACGCAGCGTGACGTTGGTCCACTGATCGGGCTCGTAGATGAACGTGTTCTTCGCACGGAGCCAACGGTTGATCTCGACCTTCACCTCACCGAACGGCGAGACGTAGAGGTTGACCACGTTGACAATCTTCTTCGCGTCCGAACCGGTGATGGTGCGGTAACGGCCAGCGGCCGAAGCGAAGCCGGCGAGGACCACGGAGTTCGACGGGGTGACCTGCACGCGGGTCGGCTCGGCGCCGTTCGTGTACGCGGTCTGCAGGGCCTGCACGAGCAGGGCCTCGGTCAGCGGCTTGGAGCCGTCCGACGCACCCGAGTAGATGACGGTGGAAGCATCGAGCTGCTTCTGCACGCTGTCCATGGTCGAAGCCACGGTCTTGGTGCCAGCCGACTTGGAGCCAGCCAGACCAACGAGGGTGATCTCGCGGTCGCGCTTGATCGCGGCCGAGGACTTGGCCATCTGGTAGGCCATTTCCTTCTTACGACCGTACGTCGAGATGACGTCGGCGCGGTCGGAGACCTGCAGGGCTTCGGTGAAGATTTGCGTGTAGTTGTTACGCATGGTCGTCGGCGTAACGGTGATGAAGGACGCGTCGGCGCCTTCAACCGCAGCGTTCGCAGCCGGGGGACGCAGCGTGTCTTCCTGCCACTGGAACAGCGGCTGGGTGACCTTTTCGTTGCCGATCGAGCTTTGGAAGGGGACCTTCCGGGGGCTCAGATTGGTGATCACGTCGGAAACGTTCTCTTTGATACCGACTTCGTCGAACGAGGTATAGGTGGGCATAGTCTAAATGTCTTCTTCGAGAAAAATGGATTGGTTAGTCGAACAGCGCTTCGAACGCGGCGATTGCGTCAACTTCAGAGCCCGACCGTGCAGCTTTGGCTACGGCCTGCTTGGTGACGACAGTCTTCGCTGCGCTGGTGCGCGAGGCGGGAGCAGATGCAGTGCTCTTCACAATCTTCGTCGGGGTCTTCTTCACCTTCGTGGTGACGACCTTCGACGCGCCCTTCTGAAACTGATGGGCCATGTGGAGAATTTTGATCACTGCGGGATCGGTGATGGAGTTGACCATCTCCGGGGCGATACCAACACCAGAAGCGAAGGTGCGCAGGTCGTTGTAGAGCGCTTCGCTCCAGCCCTTGATGTGCAGGGGACTGGCGGTGTCGTTGAGCTTCTGGAGGCACTCGGCGGCAGCAACCTTGCGGGCTGCGAGCTGGTCCGTCTGGACCTTCTGCATAAAGCCGTCGATGGAGTTCTTAAGGAACGCCTCCTCCTCGAACGCCTTGCGCGCGTCCTCTTGGAGGGCCACGAGCTGGTCATTCGGTACGTTCTGGTCCCGCATCAGCTGCGTCCACGGAAGCTTGCGGAATTCCTCTGCACGCTCGGTGGCACGGTTCATCAGGACGCTGTAGGCAGCGAGGTTCTTCGCGGTGCCTTCGTCGTACTGGGTCTTGGCCGTTGCGACTTCTTGGGACTTGCGGGTGAGAGCAGCCTCTTGGCCCCAGAGACGGTTCAGGTCCGCGACTTTGACTTCGCGGTCCTCGCCATCGACCTTGATCTTGACGTAGGTGTCGTCATCGACCTCTACGAATTTCTTGGCCTTGGCTTCGTCTTCTTTGGCTTCGCCGTCGTCTTCGCTTTCGCCGTCTTCTTCCTCTGGATTTTCATCGGAGGCTTCATCGTCGTCGTTAGCTTCGTCGTCGGTGGTGGTCTCGTCTTCTTTCTCTTCTTCGTCTTCAGAGGATGGCTCCTTGGGAGCGTCCTTGACCTCGTCGGTCTCGTTGTCGAAGAGGGCATTCATGAACGCATCATCGTCTTCGATGGCGTCCGGGTAGTCATTCAGTATAGCAGCGTCCGAGTGGATGGCTGACATGATCAATTCATTCCGTCGTAGATGTCATGCACACTCGGATCATCGAACTCGTCGTCGATCTGACCTGGAGCGGGCGCATCAATGTTTTGCAGGTGGGGGAGCTTGTCGTAGGCGTCAGCGAACTTCTTCGTCAGGCCTAGGAAGCTCTCGAAACCTTGGTAAGCCGCGTAGATACCTTCGCGGGCCTTGGTCTCATGAGGTTGCGTGGCGAGGATGTCGGCCGCGCATTGCTGTGAGTGCATCTGCACCAGAGCTTGGAAAGCCTCGGCACCCAGCAGCTCCTTACAGAAGCTACCGAGCGCGAGGATCGTATCGTCGTTCATTTGTCGTGCAGATACTTCATCATCTTGCTGATCAGGTCGGGTCCGCGAACGGACGCTGCGCCTGAGGGATCGATGAGTTCGCCTGTGGCCGGGTCACGCATCATCATCGCGTTGCGCATGAAGAAGCTGGTGTCCGGTTGGCTCTCCTGCGGGGCAGCCTGTGGAGCTGCGGGAGCCGCTGGGGCCTGCGCTGGGCGAGCCCGAGGCATCGGCACGTGAGCCGAAGGACCTGCGCCGGGGAACATCTGTGTCATGTCACCGGTCGCCCACCACGGGAGCTGCGAGGCAGCCTGTGCGGCGGGAGCGGGCGGGTCTTGGTAGCCCGGGGAAACGCCAGAGATGGGCGGTGATGGCGCGCCGGGATCGCCAGCACGCGGAACACCTACGGGAGGCATCGGTGCACTGGTGACGTTCCCTGCTGGCGCCGGAGGCTCATTCCCCTTGTCGGAGAAGAAGCCCTTGTGGTTGTTGAGCGTGTCGCCTTGGATCGAGCCCATGATCGCCGCGAGGAGCGGGTTGGCCATGGAAGCCAGACCCCCAGAGGTGCCAGCGGCAGAGGCTACGGAGCCTACGCCGCGAGCCAATGATCCACCGGGACCGGACAGCTCCTTCGGCACCTCGGAGAATTCCCCGTAGGTGCGCTGGAGGCCTGTGCCGGGACTGGTGACGGACCCACCGGGACCGCCGAGCCCACGTGGCACCTCGGAGAACTCTCCGTCGATGATGTGGGGCTGCTTAGCTGAGAGCCCGCGCCCGGGGACGGCGACATGGCCGCCCCCAGTGCGTACAGCGACCGAGGTCGATGGCGTCTTCAGGTAGTTCTGAATGTAGTTGACGAGGTCGTTCATTTACCTGCGGGTGCTGCGGGTTTCTGCTGTGCCTTGAGCGCAGCCACGGCAGCTGTTCGCTGTGCGGCGCGTTCTTGGGCGGCAATCTTCTCGCGCTCGATTTCCATCTGCTCCTCACCCTGTTGGATGCGAGCTGTGGTCTCTGCGTCCTGACGGTCGTTGGTACGATCTAGGTCGAGAGCCTTGATGTGCATGTCGGCTGCGTTCTGTTCGAGCTTGGCTTGGTCGTTGGCAAACAGACGGTTGTCGTTGTTCTGCTTGACCTGTACGGCCATAAGGGCGGCTTGTGCCGTCTTGTCCTTGATGTCCAGCTCGCGCGTCTTGAACGGATCGGGCTGCGGAGGCGGCGCCTTCGGATCGAGATAAGCAGCGAACCGCGTGAAGCCCTTGAGCTTCGCGATGTCGTGCAGCATCTCGTAGCGCTGCTGACCACCAAACATGTTGCCCAGACCGCCGTCTTTGGCGAGCATCTGGTAACCTTGGCCCAGCTCGTTGGCTGCCATGTCCTTCTCACCATAACCGAGGTGCTGAGACACAGTGCAGGTCGTGCGTTCGGCCCACTGCTCGGCGTCGATGTTGAGCGGTTGACCCGCAACCTCGATCACCCGCTTATCCTTGTGGATGATAGCGAGGCGAACGACTTCAAGCATAAGCGGCACTAGGAAGTTGACTGCGAAGTTGCGAGCCATGATCTTCCCGCGCTGCCCGGAGGCCTTCATCATGTTATCCACCAGCCCCTGAGAGTTCTGGGAGCTGATGGCGTCCTTGTTGAGGCCCTGCGACAGAGCAGAGATACCCGTGGACTTGTCGTTGTTCTCCGTGAGGAGCGACAGCGTCTGGAAGACGTACGGGTTGAGCGGGTTCTGCACGAACGGTGCGACGCTATCCGGCCGACGAACGTTGACGACACCACCGAGGCGGTTGTCGAGAAGCTCGCGCGGGTTCATCAAGCCGCCGTTGACCACCATGTAGCGCGGGTTGGTCGTGATGGCAGTATGGTCGAGCACACCGCGATAGAGCACGGTGCGGGCATTCTGCGTGTGGATCACGCGGGCCGCGAAGTTGTTGCCGTAGAAGACGTGGGGGATCGGCAGCGGGATGTAAGCGAGGAACGGAGCCTGATCCACTTCCTCTTTGTCGAGGATGGTGTTGCCAGCGTGGCAGATTTTGTACAGCCTCACGCCCTTCTTGGCGTCTATCTGCATCCGCACGTAGCTCTCGTAGTAGACCACATACTCCATCTCGTTATCGATGGGGTCGTCACTCGCGTCGGCCGTCGTCTTGTCGGTCCTTGCCAGCACCTCAGGGCTGAACTGCAGCTCCCGGGCGTCGTCGCCGGGGATGCGCATAACGATGGCGCGGGGATACCCCATCTCCATCAGCTCAGCCTTGGTCTTCGGCGTCCGGTGACTGCAGTAGTTCGCGCGGCGCACCGTAGTGGCCAGCGGCTCGATCAGGAACTCCTCAGGCGCCACCTCAACGATGGTGA